CAGGTCCTTCTATTACAGATGGGTATATTATGTTTTTTATATCAGGCACACCTACCCACACTTCATTTACTACATTTAGAGTAAAATCAAGAGGAAATCCATCTCCAAAATTATTAGCAGGAAGAATTCGTATGTTATACGTGCCAATTGATCTTAAATATTTTTCAGGTATTAAAACTACAAATTCACTTTCAATTGGAGGGATATCACTATATGTTATGACTCGATCTCCAACGATAACTCGTAGGCTAGTTACTACACCATTTTTTATTGTAGCTACTGGATAATCCGTTTTAGTATTTATATTATATGTTCTCCTTTCATCTGGATTTAATAAAGCCATGAAAGGTAGTAATCGTAATTCTGAAAAAACTTCAGCAGTGTTGATTGTTATTACTAACGGAATACCTGCGGTTACAGCTAATCTTACACTATCTGTATCATTTTCCGCTTTTCTAGAAACATCAACATCTATACCTCTTGCTGCAATTTCTGTTATTCTAAACTTAGTAAGATCGGATGATGTAATTTCAATGGTATCACCTAATTTAAAATTATATACTCCTGCGTTTTTATCAATTAATATCTGTTCAGTTCTGTTAACAATAAATTTAGCGGATGACAATAATCCATTTACAGCTACTCTAAAACCTACTACTTCAGTATCATCGGCTGCTCCCGTAGCTCCTTGTTGAGATTGTTCTACGTTTAAGTTAAAATCTAAATCAATACGATTGGTGTTAAAATCCTGATTAAATTCTTGCAAATCATTATTTTCATATTTGTTTACCTTCAATACAAATTGAGGGATATTTGAATAAACTGCAGTATTATCGGAAGTAGGATCAAACCCATCACCACTTTGTTGAGATTGTTGTTGTGCTAGTTGTTGTGCTAGTTGTTGTGATAAAACAAAACTATCGTATGCAGGATTTCTATCAAGTGTTAATTCGTATCGTGTAGTGGAAATATAATTTGTTTTTCTAAATGTTACATTTACTTTTCCACCATAGTTATCTTGTACTTCTTTTAAAGTTAAAAGTATAGTTTTAGGAGAATATCCTTTGGACTCACCGTTAAATAATATCTCACCATCAGATGTACCTGATTTTAAATTAAATATGTATTGAGTATCTGTCATTGATATTAATTAAATTTTTATTGTATTGCGTCACCAGCAGTAGGGCTTGCACCTCTGGCTAACCCAGCTCCTTCATTTCTAAATTGACCCGGAGATATTTCGATTGCTCCTTCGCCAGTTGCAATTGTTTGTCCGCTTGCTCCACCACTAGTATTTGTACTAGTTTCAGTAGGTGGATCAGTTGGGTTGTATGCAGCTTCACCATCCGCGGTTAATACACTATTAGTATTAGCACCAGTTTGTTTTATCAAAGTATCTAATGTAAATTGAGTTTCATTTGCAGGTGATGCAGATACCTGTGTAAATGATTGTTCTACCAATTTTGCATTATATATAGTATCACTTTCTGATCTTTGCAATATATCACTAACTTCATCCAAAGATGCTTCAAATGCAGCTAAAGTATTTGTTTGTGTTCGGTTATCTTGTCTAGGTAAATAATAGTTAATTGTTTCCGTTAAAATTTTTTTACATAAAGAAATTACCAACTCTTTAGATAATACAACAGATGGTTTTGTTGATTTAGGTTTACCATAATTTAGATTAGTCAAATCGGATATTCTATTTGTAAACTCATATATACACGATTGAACAAACTTTTCATATATTGTATTTACAAACAATTCAAAATTTTGTATTTTAAATTCATTGACTAAATTATCTAACCAAGCTTTTTTATATTTTGATCTTAAAAATGTTGATATTTCGGTAGGTTTTATATTTTCAATAAACTCAATTACATAAGCAATAGTATCTTCTCTAAATTCTCTATCATTTACAAATGCATCATATCTTGTTTTCAATTCAGGATTTAATGTAACACCTTCTTTTAATGGAAATAATCTAACTTCTGTTCTAGATGGAGATATTTCTTGTATCCATAATTTATCAAACTGTTTGTTACTACCAGCTCTTTTGTTAATTAGAGTTATTTGAGTTTTAAAAATTCCATTAGTATATCCAGCTTCTCCCATCAATCTCTCAATATCAATAAAATATTCTTTAGGTAATTGATATTTTTGGAATATTGTTCCATTTGGAACTAAAAAATAATCGTTTATATTATCGTTAGTTAATGGAATATATTTTACCAAACTACCATCTGTTTGGGGTAACTGATTATTATTAATATCGTACACTATAAATTCAATGGCATCATTTTCACTAAATCCAAAAAAAGATTGTAAATCTCCTTCTTCAAAGATTTTTCTATCATCTGGATTTATAACATATCCTCTGTTATTTATTATTTCTTTTATATTCTGTATAGCCATTTTTTTAAATATTTTTCAATTAACTAGTAGGACTACTAGGTCTTCTATAGTTAGCACCTCGTTGTATTTGAAGTTCGATTGGTATAGAGAATGTGCTTTCAGGAGTAGATACTTCCAATTGTCCTATATTTAAACTATCACTACCTTTCTTATATTTATCAACTTTTGTAGTATTTACACTTAAATTAACAGTTCCAAATTGTTTAGACCTAACAGTTATTGGACTTATATTTGTTAAGAAATCAATTCCTTGTTGAGTAAATGATACAGTAACAGGATTATCACTTGCATTAAATATACTCAATGTTTTTCCATTTATAAAGTTACCATCTCTATAATTACCCTGAGGTCTTCCTCTCCAAGCTATTGGTGAAATTGATGAGTCACTTATTGGTTCGGGCTTTGCAGTTAAATTGTTTCCACCAAATGCTCCTTTAGCTAATTCAGCTCCTACCGCAGCTTCTCTGTTGAGTTCTTTAGTTACCAATTCTAATCTATCTTTTGCCAATTCCAATTCAGTTCTTAACCCGTCATTTTCTTGCAATAATGATTCGTTCCTAGCCGTAAGAGATACTCTTTGTATTGCTTCTGAAGTTGCTTTTTGAATTGAATTTTGTAAATCAGTAATACTACTCTGTACTCTCAATGTTAATTGTTCATTTTGATTTTGTAAAGTAGCAACAACTATATCATTACCATCAATTTCAACTCTTAAAGATTGTGTAACAATTTCTAATTCAGTAATATTAGCTTGTAAATTTAAAATAACGCCATTTAATGTATTAACTTCCTGTGTTAAATCGGCTATTTCCGCTAAAGCTATATTGTATACACTTCGTAATACCGTATCAGGTAATTCAGGAGGTCTTACTGGTATAAGTTCAATAATAGTGGTGTCTATTGATTTTTCAATTTCACCTATATTATATTTTGGTTTTACTAATTTTGAAGATATTACACCATCATCTATTACAGAACCAGAAAATATATGTACACCAAACTCATTTTTAGTTTTTATGGCAGTAGAGCCACTCAAAGTGAGTTTGTTTACAAAATTTTCATTCTTTAATCCAGTGTTTTTCATTATTACTAGTTTTCAACAATCTTAAACGTAATTTTATCATCAAAGTAAATAGTATCACCATCACTTTCAACCTTAAATTCTATTTTATAAACTCTATTTGGTTGCCAATTTGTAAAATCGAATTTTATATAATTTCCCTTAGTATCACAACTTACTTTAGAATATTCACTAAACGGTATAATGATATCGTTTGATTGATAATCTTTTATTTGATAATAAGTTGTGGAAGGTAAATACTTAACAACATCAGTTACAAACGCATTTGCGAAAGTTTTTAATGGGTACTTCTCTCTACCAACTAATCTAATTATTTTAGTTGTATTTAATTTATATTCTTTGGTAAGTGGTTTCACTCTAATTACAACTTCACCATCTCCTAAATCTACAGGTTGTAATGAGCCAGTATTAAAAATTTGATCATCCCATCCTATTACTAATTTAGGTTGGTATATTGTATTAGTTTCTTTTCCAAAAAATTTTAGTATTCCATAATCGTTGGTATCGTTTTCATACTGATTGGTATGTTTAAGAATAAATCCGTCATTAGGTAAACTACCACTCAGCCAAAGTTTAACTATATCTTTAACATCAATATTCAAATCAGCACTCTGATAATTAAATGATTGAGATGCTGCTGATGCAGTATACCATGTTCCACCAGTGCCATCATTTGGATTACTATCACTACCACTTGCTAATCCGTTTGGTAACCAATCAATGTTTGAGTCACCTTCTCTATATTTCCAAGTTACACCAGTTGTAGATATTTTGTCAAATCGAGTACCATTACCCATTTCCCAACTTCCAGATATTGGATGCGCTAAAATTGTATATCTCAATGGTATTTCTTGACTCTCAGTTTCTCTTAGTGAAAGTTTAACACTATCAATAACAGCATCTCCATTAGATATTGACTGTGCTAATGCATCTAAATCAAATTTAATTAATGCTCTAGAAATATCCTTTATGTTTCCAAAATAAACTTTACTAATATCCAATATCTCATCCAAACCTGTATTTTGATCAGGTTGTTGTAAATATATACTCGCATCTTTTGATGCTGTTATAAAATAATATGCCATTATCTTGCTCTTCCTTTAATGTCCGAATTCGGAAACTTAATTTCAAAAACACAAGGGTCTAAAGATGGATATATAATCTTATCTTTTGTAGCCGCATCAATATTATATGAATTTATAGAATACTGTCCTCTACACTTATTTGATATATGTAATTTGGGAACCGATGACACACCCTCTACATTTGCTATAACTAATTCTAATTCATTAAGATTAATGGTTTGATTAAAAGTCCATTTGTCTATCTGAAAAAAGTTTCTAATTTCATTTATACATTGTGTAACAACTTCACTCTTATTATATCCCTCCAATGTAATCACTTCAAATTCAACTCCTATGTTAACAACAAATCCATCTAAAATATTAACACCATCTGTTAACATTCTGTATTCATTTAGATATGTTTTAAGATTTTGTTTTATTGCTTTATTAATAGGTGTTAAATTTCCATTTTGATTATATCCCAAAAGATATAAATTAATTGCAAATGGATTATTTGTTTCATTTACATTATCAGTTTTTCCTATTAGAAAATTTTTAATCTGCTCTTTTACTTCACCTTCACTTGGTTCATTGCTATCCGCTCTTTCCACAAAATCCATTACTATATCAGTAAATTGTTGTAAAGAGTTTGGAGATGCAAGGATTGAAGATGGTGAGTTATTATCCAATGTACCATCCGCACTTGCATACGCTTTCGCAATCCCACCATATTTTGCAGGAAGAGACAACGCTCTAACTTGATAATCTCTTGCAGTAACTGCTCTATTTTGAGAACCAAAATTAGCTAATGCATTTTGTCTAATTTCTTCCAAAGTTTCAGGACCTCTACCACCAACGGCCGGTACTTCATTATCTACCGCTAGTGAATTTTTAACTCGATTATATACTATCCTTTGGCTTGCATTAAATGTTAAAAGGTCTTCTTCAAATTGAACACCAGCTAAAGTAGTTAGTGTTCCTTGTGATAGATTACTATTAATACCACCTCCAACTAAATATCTAACAGTAATAGTTGTATTTGATGGAGAAGTTCCATATGTTTTTGTTTTTAAAAAATTTGTTGGATCAAATGACTCTTCCAATCTACTAATTGAATTAGGCAATCCTAATCCAACATTTTTAAGATTTGGAATTAATTGTTCATCACTTGCAGATGGATCACCTGCACCAAATTGTATAGTAGTAGTTCTATTCTCGTTTATTTTAAGTGTAAATCTTCTAGCGGTTTTTAGAGTTTTCAATAGGTATGGAACAGTATCTCTAAACTGATATAAATCAGAACTATTTGATATAGTATTGGTTTCGTTAATGAAAACCATTTCTTGTCCTAAATACGGAACTTCATAATATTTAGCTCCATTAGCATCTCTAACATCTAAAATTTGAATAACATCTGTTTCAGGTAATGTAATTGTTCTAAATGGCTCGTATGTACCAAATGTAAATTGTCTCTCAACTATTGTTGATGAGACTGCTTGAATTTGCTTTTTTACTAAATAAAAATTAGGTTCGCCAGTGTTTACATCTCTACTATATACAATAGTTTCTCGCTCAAATGGATCCCCAAAATCAATAATATCAGTTGTTGTAAATTGGATGGTATTAGTTGTAGACTCTACTTGCATTCCTTCACGTATTCTTAAATAAAATCTTTCATCTGGTACATTATTTTGACCTGTTCCAACTGAAGGTACTAATTGATATACAGAAAGTGTTGTTAAAGCTGGTGATGTTACCTTTGGCTTATAACCTAAAAATTGTGCTAATGCAATAATACTTCTTTCATCTTCCGCAAATGGTAATAATGACTCCTTAAAAGTATCATCTACATAATATGCAAGTACATCACCAATGTATGATGATAACTCTATAAACATCATACCAGGAGATGTTTCATTAAAATCATTATAAGTTTTTGGAAAATATGTTTTAGAAAACTCTATTAAATTTTCTCTAAATCCAGCAAAATCTGTATTTAGATATTTAATATCTTTTCCTTTATTCCTAAAATTGTTATTTACTGTGTTGTTAGTTGCCATCTATTTTATTCTTCTACATTAAAAGTAACAGTCTCTAATGTTGGGTTTCCATTTATCCTAAATGTAATTGAAACTTCTACAGAGTTTCTATCTTTTAATTCATTACTTTGTTCTATTATTATAGTATCTATAACAACATAAGGTAGCCAAGTTTGTAAAGATTGTACGATAGTATTTTCAATTCTTTCTTCTAACTCTTCATCGTTTTGCTCAAACAACAATTCAGTTAGTCCACTACCCAAAAAAGGTTGCATTACTCTTTCCCTTCGTTTAGTTAAAAGTAATGATTTAATATTAGTCCTAACTTGATCTATAGTTTGAAATGATTGATTGAAGGCAGTATTAGTTATTTGCAAAGGTAATGTAATACCAATTGCAGTATCATTAAATTGCTCTAAATCTTGAACTTTTTTACTACCTAATACTACAGCCATAATTAAAATCTTTTTACCAACTCACTATAATTTCGGTTCAATGCTTTATCCAATGCTTCGTTTCCAGTTTTTACACCTAAACCTCCACCTGTATTCATATCACCATATCCCATTTTAGATGCCATTTGAGAACGAACACTATTAATATCCATTCCGTTTGATGGAGTTGGTATTGAAGCATTCATAGTAGGCCATTCTTCATAACCACTTTCAGTTCCCCCTGCATACGAAGTGTTTGCTCTCGTTTCATTTAGTATCTGGTTCAATACTGGATTTTTAGTGTATTGAACATCGGTTACCTTATTTACTTTAGTTTCTCCTAATATCGCTTTAGCAATAGATGGAGTTTTCTTTACAGTAGTTGCTGGAGTTTCTTTTGTATTTTCAACCATTCTCCTCTTTTGAGTTGAGCCCACAACTTCAGCTACAATTTTAGGTAATTGTTTTTTAACTTCAGCTTCAACCAAAATTTGAATAGCTTTTAATAATTTATCAGTATCCATTTTTTTATAGTTTATACCAATATAAATATACGAATGAAATATTTTGGTTTTTTTTAATTATTGTAATCCATAAATAAACATTCCTGCTTCTTCAGCTCTTCTCCTAACCAAGCCTGAGTATATATTTCCAGATTGAGCACCACCTATCGGTCCATTTAGTAATCCATTTGCAGCTTTAACATAATCTTTCGCTTTAATTGCAGCAGGAATATGTGGATAATATGTAAAACTTCCACAATTATAAACAAAAGATATCAGCGCAGCTCTTTGTGGATTATTTAATGCATTCCAATCTGCTTCTGTTATGTGGATATCGGATGTACCAACTACTTTATCTTTATAAGTAGTTCGTACTTGTAGTTCCAATACCTTACCTGCCTGCTCTTTAGTTGTGGTATCACCTGCTTTAACTTCGCGTGGAAAAGTTGCACCTATGTCCAAAATCCGATCAGTACCATATCCCAATCGTAGTTTTCCCTCATCATTTTTTGCGGGTCCTGGTGAAAATCCTTCTTTTTTTACAAGATATTGCCTTGCTATTACACTCCATTCTGCACTCATATCAACATTAGCAATTTGCAGTCCATCTTCAAAATTTAGAGTTCTTAAATATTGTTCTCGTGTTAAACCGATTGCTTTATCTTCTCCAATTGAAATTAACCCGCCACCCTCTCTTACTGATAACCTTCCAAATGATACAGTTGCACCAAACGCAGGGGAGTTTGGATCCTCATTAAGTCCAGATGTAACCGGATCAGGAGGTGGAAAGACAGGAAATGTTGGTAATACATCTTGCCCAGTTCCACTAATATCATCTTCTTCTTCATCACTTGCAATAAAATTTGTAGCAGTTGGTAATGTAGTTGTGGATGGAAGATTAACTAAATTTGAATAAATTAAACTTAATGGTACTGCTGCTGGAGCTAAAAGTTTAGCTTCAGTTAAGTCCGTAACAACTTCCCCATAACCACCTGCTTCTGGGTCTACTCTAAATCCAGATATATTACTTTTATTGTCATTAAATTGTTTATTTACTGCCGGATCAGTTTCTAATTGAATGTTAGCATCATCTGGTTTTGCTAAAATTTCGTTTAAAATTATTCTATCCCTTAACTCATTAGTTACTCTAGCAGCAGGTGGTATTGTATAACCTGTCCAATTTGTTATACCAGGTGATGGAGTTGGTATTGGCGGATATAAAGATAGTGTATTTACAATTCCACTAACAGTAGTTAAGTGCGTAGTTGCATTTCGTATAAACTCATCTACAATTAATGCGGTAACATCGGTTGGATTTATTGCTGCCATTTTAAATAATTTTTATTATATTTGCACATAACCTGCAATATATCGTGTATATGCTAGATTATAAGATACTGAGTTTTTGTAATTACCGTCAATACTTGTTAATTTACCATCTTTTAATTCATATACCATACCAATATGATCGAATGTTAAGTTATCCGTAGAATACATAACAGCATCTCCCGCTTTAGGAATAAAATTAGGATTTGCACCGTTTCGTTTGTCTACCCATCTTCCAGTTGCTACTGCCCATTGCTGCCAACTAACACAATGTTTGGGATTTACAAGATAAGTAGGATCATTTTTATCAGTAACAAACGGAAATCCTGCTTCATACCACCAAGTAAATACCGCTGAAGCACACCAAGGAAACTTAGTCCATTCTGACCTAGCAGCAGTTCTTTGTATTTGTAATAGTCTAGGATGACCAGTGTTACTTGAGTCAGGATCTTCTTTTACTCCATTTTTAATATCAGTTAGTGCAATTGCAATTGCTTTTTCGGCTACAGATGCACCTGCAGGTAAATATGGTGTATATTGTATATATTCGCCTGGTAATAAATCTGGATTACCTTGTTGAACTGGTGGTGGTGGAAAAGTTGGAAATGTTGGTAATACATCTTGCCCAGTTCCACTAATATCATCTTCTTCTTCATCATTTACAATAAAATTTGTAGCGGGACTAACTTTATTGATAACATTACCATTAATATCAACAATATTAGCACCAGTGGTTACGATTGGAGAAGGAAATGGTATATCTACTCTATAATTTTCATTGTTTTCAATTATTCCAGTAAACTTACTTATTGTGTCTTCTCTTGCTTCTAATATGTCAGGAGGACTCGTAATTACTTCAGTTTCATATTTAGAAATTTCAATCTGTAACCTATTTTCGTAGTCTAATTTTTCTTCAGGTGTTAGTTGAAACTCAATAGAAGGTGCGGTTAATACAGGTGCCCAAGTTCCTGGATTAATTACGATATTCGATGTTACACCTACATTTTGAGCTGCACCTATTGCGGGTACTACTGGTATTGGATATTCATTTAGAGTTGCACCTGTCCAATACGCAACTACACCTTTTCCCATTTCTCCAACTAAATCATAAGGTACATTTGATGTTAAACCTTTTTGTAAAGCAGCTCTAAATATTTGTTTCATGGCTTCAACATTTCCAGTTTTAACAGAAACTAAATTAACAGTATCACCACCTCTTTTAACTGCAGCATCGTATTCATTTGCGTATGTTTCAGCTACAATATCTATATCATCTATAGATTGTGGATTATTCGCTACTCTTAAAACGTTTTGTTTAAAAATTTCCCAAGACATATATGTTATAATTAAGGTACTGAAGGAACCGAGGGTACTGAAGGAACCGAGGGTACTGAAGGAACCGAGGGTATTGAAGGAACAGACCGTTGCTTGGGAAGTGTAGGTTTATTAAATTTTTTTACCTCTTCTTTTGGTAATTTTTTAGGTTCAAACTTAGGAGTTGGAGGAAATTTAGGTGGTTTTTTATTTTTTAATTTTTCCTTCAATGCTTTCAATTTTTCAAATGCAGCTTTTGCTTTTTCTATTTTTTCTTTAGCTAAAGCAGCTGCTTGTTCTGCTGCTTGTCTAGCTATTTCTTCCGGATTTGGTAAATTTTCTGCCATTATGAAGTTTGATTAAGTTTACTTAAAATATCATTTAGTTTAGATTTTATACTACCAAAATCTGCAACATTAACTGGACCTTCCGCAGTTGGACCAGAAGGAGTTAAGAATGTTTGTGCTGCTATTGCATCTATTAACTCTGATAAAATGTTTACCAATTGCTGTCCTTTAACTATTGGTTCTAAATCACCACTTCCCAAAAATATAGAACCATTTCCAGTAAACATTACAATATCTCTATCGTTTGTCACAATGTTTACATTCGCTCCAACACTAATATCAATACCCAATTTATTATCAATTGACATTGCCCCATCTGAAATAAATCCGTAATTCTTTTTTGAGTAGAAAATCATTTCTGCATTTTTAGCTGAGAATATTAATCTACCCGAATTTATTAGTATTTGGTCTCCAATTAATTTTGATGGAAAGTTTGTGAAAGAATCTGGCTTAGTTTCGAAATCAGATGTACCACTATCACTAACAGTTCCAGGTTGAAAAGGTAATTGATACTGATTTGAACCAATTACTATTATACTACCGTCTCTGTTAATATCTTCTTCAATATTTAATCGTGGTGAAAGTTTTTTAGTTCTGGAACTTTCTCCATTTCTTAAAATTATTGTAGGTGATACTATGTTTTCTACATTATTATATCCACTAAATCTAAGGGATTGTCCAAATCTGCTTTCAATTAAAGTATCACCTTCGTATAACTTTAATTTATGCAACCCAGAAACTGGTTGGTAGTAATTTCCATAACCATTAAATTTAACACTATCATCGAAATTTGTAGTGGTAATACCAGTACCGAATGTCTGTTGATAATTTTTTGCATTATTACCTTCTTCTGTAACTGGTTTATATGCACTTGAAATAGTAGATGGATCCGATGAAAATGATGGATTTGGACTTTCGAAAATTCTTCTATATGCAAACTGTCCATTGGATATTTCGTAAATTTCTACTGATTCATTTTTAACAGGTAATGATTTAAAATTTTTATCACTGGGGTATGCTATAGATAAATCATTTTCAGAAACAATTAAATTATCTGCACTTCTATATAAAATACATCCATTATATAATGTACCAACATTATCATTAACCGCACGTGGATGTGTACCATCTAGTATAACATCATATACAATACCAATTTTTTTTCCAGGTATTTGAGTAGTTTGAGATGATAAATTACTTAATGTTGAAGCTCTTCCTAATCCACCCATTATTTTATTTTCTTTTTAAGTTCATCAATTTCTACTGCTAAATTATCCATTTTTTCAACTTCCTCTTTAGCTTCTTGCAAATCATTCAAAAGTTGTGCCTTTTCTTCATCTGTTAAAAATCCATCATCACCACTACCCTTATTGTTTGCCAACATTATTCTTTGTGCAATAGTTGCCAACTTAACTAAATGGTCATCATTCTTAACCGAAGTATCAATCAAATCTTTAATTATAGGTCCAATTATTGCAACATCCCCATTGTGTTTTATTTTGGATTTTAGATCCTCTATAAACTTAGATATTCTTTCTTTTTTGGTAATTTGATTGGTGTATATATCCTGAAAAAGACCACTTAAATTCTTTCCAGGAAAAAGTTCAAATTCTGCACTCATATATTTTAAGTTATTGGTTTATATATAAGTATACAAAAAGAAAAAACCTCAAATGGATGAGGTTTTATTGAACTTTCTTATAAATTCCCTTCTTCTGTTGAGATTTTATAGTCTGTTTAGCCATTCTCTTTCTGGCTTTTGCTGCCCTTTCTCTGTTAGTCATCTTAACCCTTATTGATTTTTATTTTTTATGTTGTAACCATTTAGTGAGTTAATCAGGTAATACAAATGTTTTATTTGGATTTACTGAAACTCTAGCTCTTTTTAGAAACCTTGCACCTAAAAGGACAGGATATGTATTATTACTTCTATCTACCAAATTGAATTGAACTCTCTTAAATTCAAGACCTCTAAAACTAACATCCATTTCGATAACAGGTCTCGAATCGGCTTCATAAATTGGCGAAGACCTTACTCTAGCGATAGTTATCAATGGTTTGCTTATTTTTTTTCCTGAATTATCTACAAAGTTAACCATTTTAGTACCATCAACTTCTTCTATTTTAATATCAGTTGCATGTAGTGAAGAATGACCTGCGTTTCCAGTATCTAATTTTGCTTCGTAATGGGTTCCCTCTATTTTCACATTTTCAACTACACCCGCTTCATTTACACTTATTTCCCAATTTGATTTATCTGAAATATATTCTACAACATTATCAATTAATTCTTGCCCACTCACAGTTGAACTATCTCCCTCCGAATTATAATAGTTGGTATAGATATTTGCTGATCCAGGAGAACCATTTAGTTCCAATACATACGGCTTTCCATCTACTAAAAGGTGGTCAACTGCAACATAAAAAGCTCCAGATGTTTTTGCGGCTTTTAATACCGTTTCCTTTTCAATATCTGTAAGTTTGTGTGGGCCTCCACTATTACCCAATGCTAAGTTGGTTCTAAAATCAGATGAACCTCTTACTCGTTTTGCACTCGCTATAATTTTATCATCAAGTACTAATGTACGAACATCAAATTTTACATCAAAATATTCTTGAATAAGAACTTCAGCCTCATATTTCCAAAGAGATTGTAAAACAGATTTTAACGATTGATATGAGTCTACAATTGAAACTCCAATGCCTTCAGCACCTGTAATTGTTTTTATAACAACTGGAAACTTTCCACCAATCTTTTTTAGAGCAACATCAATATTTTCTGTTGATGGAACATAAGCAGTTCTTGGAATAGGTACATTTCTTCTTTCCAATTCAATCATAGAAGCAAGTTTGTTTGAACAAAATTGCATGGACTTATAATCATTTACCGCAAATACACCATAGTTTTCCATTATATGAATAAGTGCGGAACCCACTTCTGTTTTAATTGCACTTCCCCTAACAAAACAAATAGTTTTTCTTGGGTTTATGAGCAAAACATCTCCATTACCATTATAATTTTCAATTCTTAATGAGTTTTTGGAGTTTTGTGTTGTATCGATAAACGCACTTTTAGAACGGATTGCATAGAAAGGTAATCCAAACTTTTCACAAGATTTTTTAAGTTTGCCAATTGTTCCTTTAGAGTCAGAAGTCATTGATGATAGAACCAACACAGTTGGAGTATACTTATCCTTCATTTGTTCTTTCATAATAATTTCCGAAATCAGTGATTTTATACTTAAAGATTTCTTCATATTACTTACGAAGTTTAAGTTTCCAATATATACCACCCCCAACAAAAGGTTGAGTTTCACCTGTTATAGAATTAGCAATTCCAGTATTCAACTGAAATATCCTATCTCTTTTAGTTTTGAATATAGCACCGATACCAACTGAGTTCACTACATTAGCTCTATCAAAGTTAGTATTCAATCCTAAGTACAATTGATTTTTTGGAAGCTCTTTTACAATTTTAGTATCCAATATAGTTGGTATTTTATAATCCCACTTAATGTTTCTACTTTCTATTTTATTTTGAGAAATTACATCAACAATATATCCCTTACCTAATCCTTCCAATACTAAAGTATCTTTAACTTCGTACTTTGAAAAATAATCTTTTATAATTTTTAATGAGTCTACATTTGCTGGGATTTGCACTTCGACCGTTTCTATCTTTGTAATATATTCAGGTACATAAGTAGGAACTTCCACTTCTATTTCTTGATAAACGGTATCAATTGTATGCTTTAACAATTCGTACTTTTTACCATCTACTTTTACTATATCACCAACTTCTTCCTTACTACCACCAAAGAATTGAGAGAATATAACAACTGCGAGTAAAACTATAATTAGTATAGTTTTTAAGTCTAATTTAAGTAATGCTTTCATAATATTATTATTTACTATAATAAATATAAAAAAAGGGAGAAATAATACTTCTCCCTTAAATATCCTCGCCCTTCCTACAGTTAAAGGAAATATTTACCCTAAATTATCTTCGTCTTTTTTCTTTGATTTGTTAATAAACTTATCAACGGAAGCAATACCAAACGCTCCTAATGTGATTACCATAAATCCATCAAACACAAACTCGTGTATTGGTAATTCTTGACCCATCAATCCGGTAATTAAGTCAACAAATAAAGTTATTACCAACATTAAGAATGCACCAAATCCTACTACAGACTTTTCGTTGATATCATTATTGTCACTGAATAAATTAGAAAAAAACTTTTTCATAGATTTCTTTTTTTAGTTTGTTAAATCTATGTAACTAATTTATATAAAATATTACTAAAACAATTAGTTTAAGTTTTTAAGTTTGTATATAGTTTTGTATATTAAAAGTTCTACATTATCTATTTCATTCTGAATAAACGAGTCCTTTAATGTTTCAATACTTCTTTTGCTGGAAACATATTTTGCTAATTTTTCAAAATATGAAATTATGTTTTCTACACTATTATCGGTATCCAATCCCGTTACTGATTTTAATTTAACCAATCCATACTTACCTTGATATCCTTCTGTTATGCTGTCAATTAGGTCTACTATACCTTCATAATATTCCTGTAATGCTATATGTGCAGAGTATTTTTCAACTCCTAAATGAAATGAATGTACTTGAGTTCTACTATGTAATAATAATGATATGAAGTCTTCCATAATTTAATTTTATATGTTATTCTTCATATAAATATCCTTCATTCCAAAAATCGTTATTTTGTTCTTCAATTTTTCCGTTCTCTAAATAATCATTCAACATTTTAACCTGATGTTGCTTCATTTCATTTACCACTTTTGTAATGTAATGAGTCTTACAATCGGTCATTTCTCTAATGAGAAGGTATAGATGTTTCTTATTAAAGTTTTCTATGTATTGACTTCTACGGAATAATTCTAAAACTGCATCTGCAATTTGTATATCTCTTTTCTTTGTAAAAATCCTTGTCAAATTCTTTTCCCAAAAGTCTAACATCAAATCCCTAAACTCCATATACTCATCTCCCATTTCTGTATCATAGAAATCATTTTCAGGATTCCATGTTTCAGGCATTTCGGAAATTAAAGATGTCTGTTTCCATCTTTTGTAGTTTGAGTTATTTTTTAATATCAAATGGTTTTTAGCAACAATTGAAAAATAAGAAAATGCTTTACCCTTACCTTCCTTAAACATATGTATCTTTTCAATTAGAGTAGATACTACTTCCATTTGAATATCTATTTTAGGTACATCGAAATATGAAAACTTAAATGTATTAAGAATATTCTCTGCTAATTTTTCAAAGGGGTATTGGATTTGTTCTTTGTATATTCGGTTCCTAACACTAGGGCTGCTAGTTTTATTATATTCTATAATTGCTTTTTCAGTATCTTCGGTAAAGTATATTTTACTTTTTTTCTTTCTAGGCATATTGATTAGATATTATTATATGTTTCGATGACGTTCTTTAGTTGAGTGAAAACTGCACCCACCTCGTCATCTGCTTCAAATGAACCTTTTATATCTATTTCTTGCATTTGTTGAAGCATCAATTCCAAAACCTTTTTAGTTTCATCATCTCTTAAATCATATTGTACTATCAAATCTTCCAACATCTCATTTCGCTTAACTAATGAAATTCCTCTAATGAATAGAAATATTGAAATAAAAGATAATACGATAGTTGTAATTATAAGTGTAATCATCATATTTTAAGTTTAAGCCTCACCAACAATATTACTCATAAACATTGTTGGAGTTTTTGTTTTATCATCGTTTAACTCTTTGCTAATTTTTTCTAAAGTTTTATTAAACTCATCAACCTTCTCTTTTAGTTCGGTTTCGAATTCTTTTCTACTAAAAACACCCGCTTCATCTAACTTATCAACTATCAGTTCTTGTATCAACTGAATTGCAAATATTTGTTTTTGTAAATCTTCTAACATTAGATATATTCTTTAGAACCTGTCAAAAGATTTTGAATTACATTTAGAAACTCTGCATCAACATCACCATCATACTCTTCACCAAATGATGATTTTATTGTATTTTTTGTATATCCCATAGCGGAAGCCATTCTCATACAAATCGTTTTGAACTCGTGAATATTTAAATCATTAGCAATTTCAAATGAAATTTTAGTAGCCTCTCTGTTGTAGATATCATCTGTGGTATATTCTAGCTTTGCCATAGTTAATAAAATTATAGTAATCGGTATCCCATTTTAATGTACT